TATAACTAACATCTGCAAAATCACAAACTGCAGTTGATGAATCTAAAACTGGAGTTACACTTGTTAAAGTAGCCCCACCCGCACTGTACGCAGATCCAGATGTGTTTGAAATTTCGTTTGAAGTTGAATAAGCAGTTGTGCTTGCACCTAAAGATGCAGAACTTGTATATAAAGCTATTTTAAAAGTATCACCACTAGAAGCAGTAAAATTGTGTGTACCCACTAAAAGTTCTTGTTTAAAACTATTACAAATTGCCGATGTTATTGCCATAATTTATTCTCCTATTACGGTGTCGGTGAAGGGACTGGTATACGAACTGTTCCGTCCGTGTAGTCGTCTCTTTTACGTCTACCAATTTGCTCTGCAGCAAACTTCTGTACCTCTTGTTTATACTTTTGTTCATATAATGTCAACATATCCATTGGGCCTTTTAAAAAACCATATGCTTCTACTAAACATGCATATAATAGACCATTTGGAAAATACTGACTTATATAAGTCGTGGTATTTGAGCTAGATAATCCATCAGGAATAGCCTCATAATGTATTTTAAATTTAAATGTACTACTAGGTGCCGGGGCTAGCATTAAACGGCCTGACGTAGTGTCTGAGACGCCTGTAGCACCACCAAACATAGCATAATATTTAGGTGTTCCTGTTGAGGTTTCAGCTGGAATATATTCTTGTAAATAAGTTTCATCTTTTTTTTCTAACCAAGTATTAGCTCCTGTAGCTGCTGATGTAGATTCATAAACTTGAACACCTTTTACAAATAAAGTTTTTGCAGGCACGTTTATAGTTGTTTGACCAGTTACTAAATTACCGATTTGTTGTTTTTTATATGCATCAATTGGAACTTCTCTTAATATTTTAAATTCTGCATCTTCTATAATTCTATTAACAATAGCTGCAGTTAATACATTAGAATCTACTTCTGTATAGTTTCTAATATCAGTTACTAAATTATCGTAAGTAAATCCTGCCATTATGGTGTTAGTGTTACCGGACCAGCCGATATACTTCCTCCTCCAATATTTGTACTTGCAGTTGCTGTTCCAGCAGCTGTAAACGTATAATTATTAGCATCAACTTTGGTAATTGTAAATCCTGCAGATTTATTTATATCTGCACTAGTTATACCAAAAGAACCCTCTCCATCTCTAAATCTTACCGTATCGCTTGTAGATCTACCATGATTTTCTTCAAATACAGTTATAGTTGTAGAGCCATTTGTAATTTTAAATGGGTTTAAAGTTAAAACTCTGGCAACCGCAGGTTCTGTTCTATCTGGTCTTGCATTTAATAGTCCCTGTGCATCTGCTGAATGTGGTTTAGGTTCTAATTGTGGGTGTTTCTTTTCAAATTCAGATATATGAACTCTAGATCCATTCCATTCAATAACCATTTCTGAATATGGAAACTCTTGTCCTGATCTATCTGATATAAATTTTGCAAATTTTCCTGAAGATAATGCCATTATGCCTCCGGATAATAAACTTTAGGACTAATATATGTACTAGATGATGAGCCGTCCTCTGATAAAGCTCTTTGTAATTCATCTTCATACAATAATTTTAATGCTTGAATTCTTTGTGGTGCGTTTTTAATAGAGAGATAATAAGCTAATCCGGCACACATGCATGGTACAAATCTATATGGTACATCTGTTGCATTTGTATAATCACCTGCATCTTGAATTCTTTTTACATAATAAAAATTTATAAATTTTCCTGCCTGATCAGAACCAGGCGTTAGATATAAAGTTATTGTAACTTTATCTATAAATCTTTGAACAAAATATTGTGTTGGAACTCCTGTAGACGTCTTGTTTGATAAAGCTTGATACTGAGATCTATTAATTTTTGTAAGTGGTGTATCTATATTAGAGTTTCTAAATGAAGCCTCTAATACATCATCAACTCCATAGACAGCCGTAGCGTCTGATGTACCATCTCCAGTAGATCTAAACATAGTGTATACTGCTTGATCTGCAACTAAAGTGATGCTGTTATTTGCAACTTCCCAATAGTGTAAACCTCTATTAGCCCATTCTTGAAATAAGATATTAAGAGATCTTCTGGCAGTTTTTAACTGATATCCAGACACACTTTGCATGCCTATTCTTTCATAAGCTTCTTCGATTATTTCATCGATAGCAAATGTTTTATCAAACGTCGCTGTTCCCGAGGTAGTGTTAGCCATTTAACCTCCTACTTATCAATCAATAAAGTAGCTGCTTCTATATTTGTAATAGTAGATACTTTCATTCCACCTGGAAATAATATTCCGTCTTCTGGAATATTCATTGAAAAAACATCTCCATTAGGAACGTCAGCTTGGAACAAACTTGTGCTATCTGAATTGTCTTGAAGAATTATAGTGCCAGCACCGCCTGCATCAGATGCTAATACAATTCCTCTAAGTCTAGTTCTTCCAGCGAATACTGCCCCTGTGGCTGTAACTCTAAC